ACCATCAATATATCCATTATATTTTTTTGATATTTCTTTAAGTTTATTAATAACTTCTTCTTGATAAGGATGTCTCCAAGTATCTTCATTATCACCAAAGAAAACCACATTACCATCTTCAATTTCTTCATCAAGTAAAGTTTCTTTTAAGATAATAGATTCATTAGAATTATCGTTAATAATTTCTTTTATATCATTAACCAAATCTTTGGTATCTGAAACAAATTCTAAGTTTATTGAAAATCCATAAGCTCCTGACATAATTTTTTATTTTAGTTTACCATCTATATTGTATCTTGGTGAATTTTCTACAATAAGTTTTTGTTCTATATCTTTAACATTAGTTTCTTCATCATATAAATCAAATTCCCATTTTAGATTATCCCATCTATCACACATTTCTTTTATCTGCATATCTTCTCGTTCTTTTAAACCTTCCAATATAACATATCTTGTTCTAAAATTAGTATAATGATTTGAGTTGTGTTCTTCTAATCTACCAGAACCTTTTCGTTTACCTCTACCACCAATACCAACATAAACCAATTCATTATTTTGGTGAGGGTCATATACCCTATAAATTATCTTATGATATCCTTTTTGTTTTTCTAATCGTTTAGATTCTTTGATTGCATCTATCAAACTCATCATAAGTGTGTCCAAGTTTTGTTTTTAACTATTTGTTCTACGTTCCACTTACTCACTTTGAAATTTCGAGCAATAACATTTGTAGAGAACCCTTGGTTATAGAGTTCTCTTATTTTTCTAACTTGTTCGTTTGTTAGTTTTGCAGATGGGTGTGATTCACCTCGTAATCTATTACTGAAAAACCAAAGTTCTTCTACATTCATTAAAACGGTGCTTTAATTTCTTGGTCTCTTTCTATTGTAGTAGACATCCAATCAGCCCAATGTAAAATAAACTGAATGTTTGTTTTAAGGTATTTTGACTTATCATAAGTTTTGTAGTATTTGATATTATCATCATCAAAAATACCATCAGTTAGTTGGATACCAAAGTATTCGTTTTCATTATATCGAATACCATAATCTTGTAAAGTGAAGAAAGTTCTATCGGTGATTGACATATAGGTGATAGCTTCATTTCTTTTATAGTTATCACCACGATTTTTGATGTGCCAATCACTATCATTTAAAGCATAATTCATCTCACCTTTTACACCAAGTTTACCAAGGTCATGGTGAAATGCACAAAATAGGAGTTCTTCTTGTTCGTAATCAATAATACCACCAGCTTCTTGGTAAAGTTTCTGCATACGAAGTGAGTTTCTTGCCACATTCATAACATGGTCAATATACCCACCTTCGTAAGAGTTGTGATAAAATTGATTTCCACTCGCTGGAGATAACATTAGGTTAGGACCTAATTCATCCATCGAATACATATGGAGTAATTTTTCAAGTCTTTCTCCACTAAAAGACTTTTTAATAGCTTCTAAAAACTTGTTGTAGTTTTCTTCAAGCTTCTTTTCATCGTAACGGTTTATCATATCTTATAATTTTAAGGTAACACAAAGATACGAAAAATATTTTAATCTGCCAAATATTTTAAGCACTTTTTAATTCGTTTAAGGCGTTCTTATAGGTAAGTTCTGATTGAAGTCCTGCATATCTACCAACTTCTTGACCATCTTGTTCGATGATAACTGTTGGTACTGAACGTACAAAATACTTCTGTGCAATTTCAAAATCTTCATCTATATTAATATCCTTAAACGATACATCTGAATATCCTGTTTTTACTTTTTCCATTATTGGTGTTAACATTTTACAAGGGCCGCACCATTCTGCGTAGAATTTTTTTACTTCAATCATAATTTCTCCTATTTAATTATTAATTTAACCATCACAAGCCACACAATCGGGGTCAACTGCACGAGTCGCGATATCACCTCTGAGTACTGATTCAGTTCTCATATAATATAACGTTTTGATTCCCTGCTTCCAAGCTTCCATCGTAACTTGATTAATCCACTTTGGAGATGCAATCGAAGGGAATGCCAAGTTCAAGGAAACGGCTTGGTCAATATACTGTTGTCTTACACCAGCTTGTTTAACCAAGTCCATTTGGTTGATTTCCTTAAACGTTCTGAACACATCCTTGACAGGGTAGGTTTTTAGTTTATCTTCTTCAGATACATCTGATAATTGTAACATCTTTCCTCCAAGATATACCCAATTATCTAATTCTTTTAAATCTTGTACTGAACCACCATCTTCCATAATCTTATCCCAAGTATCTTTGTTATTGATACCAGCTTTTCTTAGTACCTTTTCTAACTCTTGGTTTTTTCTAATGAAAGTTCCTTTTGCAGTTTGTTCAGTAAATATGTTTGCTGCCCATGGTTCGATACCAGCAGATACATTACCACTTAGTTTCGAGTTTGAAACTGTTGGTGCAATTGCTCGAAGGTGGGTATTTCTCATTCCACTTTCTTTACACCATAGTGGTTCACCCATTTCAGATGCCATATCTCTTGATGCTCTCTCTGATTCGATTTTAATTTGGGAGAAAATCTTACGAGTTTCAAACTGTGCTTCCATTCCTTCAAATGGAATACCTTGTTGTTGTAAGTAAGTGTGCCATCCTAATACTCCTAATCCTAATGCTCTACCTTTTTCAGCAGATGCAACTGAGTTTTCGAATCCTCTCATGTTCTTAGCTTTTTGGATGAACTCTGAAAGTACTCCATCTAAGAACCAAGTTGCGGTATAAATTAAATCAGTATCTTTCCACTCGTTGTACTTTGCAAGGTTTACTGAAGATAAACAACAAACGAATGAGTGGTTCTCATCTGTATGTAGAGTGATTTCAGAACAGATATTAGTCATGAATACTTTTAATCCATTCTTCTTATACATTTCAGGGTTTGCGTTGTTTACATTCCCTTTAAACATGATATAAGGTTCACCAGTTGCTTTTCTTTTCTGTAAGAGTTTACCCCATTTTCTTCTTGCGGTTTCATCACCATCTTGAAGTTTTCTCATAAACTTATTACCAACAACTGCACATTGGTGAAGGTTGAGTGATTGTCTGTTTACATCTCCCTTTGGTTCTCTGATTTCTAACCACTCTTCGAAATCACTATGTTCGATGTTTAAGTTTACTGAAGCTGCACCTCTACGAACTGAACCTTGGTTGGTTGCTAAGATAGTTGAATCATATATTTTTGTGAATGGTACAACACCATCTGATGTTCCATTACCTGTAATGTTAGAACCAGCAGGTCTGATTTGGTTGATTCCAATACCAACACCACCACCATGTTTGGCAAGTAACATTAGTTCTAAGTTCTTTTTACCAATATCATAAATAGAATCGGCTACATCGATACCAAAACAAGAAATAGGTAATCCTCTATCAGTACCAGTATTTGAAAGGACTGGGGTTGCTAAGTTCAACCAACCTTTCCAAATATAATCGAAGAATTTAGATGCCATATGTGGTTTGTTTAATCTTTGTGCAACTTTGGTTGCAACTCTCCAATAAGCATCTTTAGGTTTTTCACCAGCAAGTAAGTATCCTTTAGAGATTGTCTTTACATAAATCTCTGTGTTACCCCATGATGGGAAATCAACATCTAATTCCCAACCTAAATCTTCACCGTAGTTTTTAGCCATTTCTTTGTTTTTTTATTTTATTATATTTTATTGCTCTTAATGCAATATCTACCAACATACCGGTTGGATTTGGAGATAAGATAGAACCCGCCATTCTTCTATTCCATCTATTTTTCATGTTTTCTGTATTCCTATTCATCTTTGACAAATACTCCGTCTTTGGTTTTTCCTTTTCTATCTTTTATTTCGTTCCAAGCAGCTTCTAAACATTCGGCTGGAGTGTAACCTAATTGTTGTGCAAAGATAATAACTGTTACGAGTATATCACCAATACCATCTTTCAATTCGGGTTCATTCTTTTTTAGAAGTGCTGCAGAGGTTTCTCCCAACTCTTCCATAATCTTAATCATCTGTTTTGGTGCGTTCTCACTTTTATCAATGTTTCGTTCAATCGCCCAATCACGAATCTTAACTTCTAATTCATTTAATGTCATAACTTTTATTTAAAATAAATCACCCCAATCCTCACCTTCATTTGCTTTGGAGTAATCAGTAGGTCTGATTGCGAAGAAATCTGTGTGAGTTAATCCACCAGTTAAGTGGTAGAACCATTCAAGGTTTTCTGCCTGTTCTGTATTGTATTCAAAGATACCTTTGTATCCTAATTCCTCCAACTTAGAGTTGGTTCTTGCTTTTATAAATTCTTTTAAATCTGATGCTGATAGATTTTCCAAATCACCCAACTCGAACATCTTATCAATAAACTTAGATTCAAGGTCTACAATTAATTTTGCAGCTTCTTCAATTTCAGTTTTAGATTCTTCGAGTAGTTCTGGAAACTCCCCACACATCTCTCTAAATAATTGACAACCCATCTTAGAATGTAGAGATTCATCTCTTACACTCCATTTCATTTGTTGTCCAATACCTTTGAGTAGGTTTCTCATTTGGAATGAGTAAAGTACTGCAAATGATGAGTAGAGAGAAACTCCCTCACTAAATGCAGAGAAGATTGCCAATGAACGAGCCACTTCTTTTCTTGCTTGTGGATTTGTATTCAAATCTTCTGGTGTCCAATCGGCAGTAGTTTGAGTTAAGAGTTCGAACTTCTCAGCAACTGCAGGTTCGTGCAGAAAAGCTGAGAAGTCATCTAACCCTAATGTTTCATTTAAGTATGAATATGCAGTAGCGTGGATAGTTTCTTGTGAACCAAACATCATCGCCATCTGTCTTATCTCGTGTTTTGGAAACCACTTGGTTACCATCCCTGTCCAATAATCTGAAACTGCACATTCAGTTTGAGCAAATCCAAGTAGGATATTCCCAACCAAATTTTTCTCTTCTTTGGTTAATCGTTCGTTCCAATCTTTTACATCACCCTGCATAGGGATTTCAGTATGTAACCAAAACGCTTGTGCTTGTTTTAGCCATCCTTCTGTATAATAGATTGGGTATTCGAATGGTTTGAAAGGAATTCTTTCTTGGAATAATTTACTCATATTTGTAACCTTAATATTATTTACTTTCTTCTACTGATGCTTTTCTATAATCGGTTACAAGTTTTTTAATTTCACCAATCGCTTTTCTAGCTCTTGATTTTGCAGCTTTAGTAGTTCCATTGTGTTCTGCTTCGAATTGAGTATATAACTCTGAGATTTGTTCGAAAATTTCTTGTGAATTTGCCATAAATTATTCCTTTTTAATTATTAGTATTAAGTCCACCGTTTGATTGGTGGGTGTTTATAATTATCATATATATCCAAAAACGAAATGGATTTTTGATAATATTTTTTAAGTTTCTTATTTTGTTATATTAACCTTCATTTTTATCATAGGGTGTGATAATTTTTTGATACCCTTACCCCATATTTTCTACATATTTCTTATGTAGAAGTTTCTTTGTTTCTAATTGACCACTTGCTGCTTCTTTCTGTGCAATAACACCGTCTGGTGATGTTCCATCGTAAACTTCGATATAACCTGTATTGGTATCCATTTTACAAGGGAAAGTAATTCCATCTTGTCCAAATCTGTTTTTCATAATGTGTGCACGAGCAGTATTGTTCAATTTATCTTTTGATTTTCTACTCCAACTCATAATGAAATCTGCGTTCATTACTTTTGCATAAGAATCAGCAATTTTATCTGCTTCAATTACTTCTGAATCAATAGCTGAACGGTTGGTTTGAGAAGCAGTCCAAATAGGTATTTCCATTTCACCACTCATTCCTCGAAGGTCAATATACACTCCTCCTTGTTCTTGGTAAGTAGAGTCATTCTTACTCGAACTTGAGAGTAGGAGGTCTGCATAATCAACTATGATAACATCGGGCTTGTTATCTAACGTAACCATCTTCTCAATATGTTGTTGTAACTTCTTTACTGTAACACCTTTAGGTGGGAAATACTTAATTAAAAGTTTCCCACGAAGATTCTTGATTCTACTTTTGACCTCTTCCTTTTTATCCTTCAAATCAGCAGAGGGAATACCTGTAAACACAGTATCATATCGAGCACCAACGTAGTGTTCTGATAATTCCATTGTGTAATGTACCACACTCAAACCTCTCCGAACAGCTTCTGCACCAATTGCGGTGAGAATCCATGTCTTTCCAACACCCGAAGGTGCCACTACTACTCCCAATTCGCCAGGTCCTAATCCACCATCCATTAAATCGTTGATTGGTTCCCATTTAGTTGGAACAGTACTTCTCTTTAAATCCTGCATCCTTTCATCATAATCTTCGATATAATCCATACCCAAGTTGGTTTCGTGTCCAACTTTCATTGCAGCATCTACTAAATCTTTGATTCTATCATAAGAACCAGCTTGTAGTAAATCAACTGAACGTAGGATTACTCCTTTAAGATTTTGATTAATACAGAAATCTCTATATTCTTTTTTTATGTAATCTAAATCTACATTACCAACTTGTGTGTAGATGTGTTTTAGTTGGTCTACCACAGTTTTCTTTAAAATCTCATTATCTACTTTAGACAACTGAGATTTAAATACATCAAGTGTAGGAGGTTTTCTGAACTCATTGTGATACTCAAGTATCTCACCAATAATCCACTTGTTAGCATCGTTCTCAAAGAACTTGGTAGTGGTTATTTCACCTATGGTATCGAGAAACTTATTATCAGTTAAAAGTGCAGATACAACGTTT